GCCCCACACCTCAACCGTTGGGGCGCTTCATGGCCTTGTCCGTCTCGGCGTCCATTTCCTTCGGCGTGCTGACGGTGCGCCCGAACAAATGCCACTGCATGTCGTCGCTGGCGTGTTTCCGCCACCACCGATACCTGGCCGCGTCGCGCTTGTCCCTCTCGCGGTTCTTGCAGCAGTCGCCATCGTGTCCAATGCAGCCAATCTTTTTCATGTTGTTTCTCCGTTGTCGTCGGCACCCCAACCCAACAGTCGAGCGCGACCCTCCGGCAATGAAGCCGCCTCCGGGCCGCTCACTTTTACGTTAGAGGGCAAGGCCATGCTGTGCCGTCCTTGCCCGTTGAAGGGGCGCGTAGTCCGGGTTCAACTCGCACCCGATCCAGTTGCGCCCCAAGTTCCCGGCTACCTCGCCGGTCGTGCCACTTCCGAAAAAGCAATCCAGCACCGTGTCTCCGCTTCGGCTCCCGGCCAAGATGCACGGCTCAATCAGCGCGGGCGGGAATGTCGCAAAGTGCGCGCCGCTGTAGGGCACGGTCGGCACCGTCCAAACGCTGCGACGGTTCGCAAGGCCATCGCCTCCGGTGTATTCATTGCCGCTCTTTGTCCTGCTTTCCTCGCGGTCGTCGTCGCCGTACTTGTTGCCGCCGAAGCGCGGGCCTACCGCCTTCATGTTGCCGTTCGTCTTGCCGGGCACGCGGTCGCTTCCCGCTTGGTTCGGCAGGTTCGGCTGCGCAAGGCGCTCCTTGCTGCTGTCGGCTATCGGCTGCGCAATCGACCGCGCGTCGAAGTAGTACCGCTCGCTCTTGCTCAACAGAAACAGGTATTCGTGCGCCTTCGTGCAGCGGTCGGTCACGCTCTCCGGCATCGGGTTCGGCTTGTGCCAAATGATGTCTTGCCGCAAGTACCAGCCTGCCGCCTGTAGCGCGAGCGCTACGCGCCACGGGATCCCAATCAAGTCTTTTGGCTTCAGCGTTTCCACGCTCGGGCGGCAGTTGTCGGCCTTCTCGGCGCTGGCCCGGTTCGTTCCCTGCTTGAAGCCTTGGCGCGTGCCGTGTCCGGTGCGGCCTGCCGCGTTGTAGCTGTCTCCGAGGTTCAGCCACAGCACCCCGTCATCGGCCAGCAGTTCCCGAACCAGCGCGAAAACCTCAACCATCGCCGCCACAAATTCAGCCGGCGTCGCTTCAAGGCCAATTTCAGCCGGCTCGAAAAACTCAAGCAGGTGCGCCGGTATCTGGCTCTTTTGGTAGATATTCACGAGTCAGATTCCCCCGTGAATGAACGAACTGATGGCAGGCTTCACAGAGCAGCACAAGGTTCGATGGGTCGCCGCGCAGTTCTTTGTCGGCGAACGAAATGATGTGGTGAATATGGAAAGGCATGTCGGGCGCGTCGTTTCGGTGGATGTCGCAGCGACGACAACGCGCCTTGTCGCGCTTCCATACCGTCGAACACGCGGCTTTCCACTCTCGGCTGGTGTAGAACTCTTGGCGCTCCGGAGTGACCCCACCAAGCCAGCGCGGGTTGAGTTCGCCGCGCTTGTTCCACATTGGATTGTCTGCGCCGCTCGCGCCCCAATGCTTGAGGCTCCGCGCTTCTGATACCGTGCGGCGCGGGATGCCGTGCTTTCGCATCCAGAACAGAATTGCTGCGTCAGTAGTCCCGAACTCGGCGGCAATGTCTCCCGTGCTGCGCTGGCGCACCACATAGTTTTCAAGCAACCACTCGCGCTCACGAAACGGCCTCGGCTCGCGCCAGTGGCCGCCCTTTTCAAATTGTCCGTTTGCTTTTCGCATACCATATTATATATCAATCCGAAGTAGGGTGTACGCCAAGGCTTGCAAGCTCCGCAATAACCGCCTCTCGAACGGCATCCGGCAAGCCATGTTTAAGCCGCACGCCATCCGGCATGTATGAGCGCAGTCCGAAGTAGGGCGGCGAGGTCACGCACATCTGCACCTTCACGCCCTGTGCTATCAGGGCGCGCATGGTGTCGCGGCAGTCTCCGAAAAACACTTTATTCATGGCGTCCTGTACCGTTGCCCTCTAACCCGTCGTGCGAAGGGACGCGCCGCGATAAAGCTGCGTCGCGCCCCTCCACTCTGTCGTTATGAGGCGAAAGTCGCCGCCTCGGAAATTGTTGAAAATAGTTCTTGACATTGCACGCATTGCGTATATAATTCAGTCCATGGGTAGCGCATCGCAACCCGCCGCGCCTCGGGAGAAACAGGGGCAGGAGCCTAAAATGACCACCACCAACACCACCGAAATCGCCCTCTTCTGCACCAGCGGACTTGTTCAATATGCTTCCTCGATTGAATCGATGCTGGCTGAATACAACGGCAACAGCCGAACCTACGAAGTTCGCACCACCGAGGACGGAAGCCAGATCCTTTGGCACAAAGGCCACAGCCGCGCCGTCGGCACCTTCAAGCCCGCCAATCGTGGCTAACCATCCGAACCGGGGGCCGAAAGGCCCTGCGGCAAATCCCGCCCCTGAGGAAGTCCGATCCGCCCGCGAGGCCGCAGGGCTTTCGCAAACCGAAGCTGCCGCGCTCATCCACTGCACCCTTCGCGGGTGGCAAGAGTGGGAGGCTGGAAACCGACGCATGCACCCAGCTTTTTGGGAGTTGTGGCTCATAAAAGTCGCCTCATAACCCGTCGCTCGTGTGGGACTCGCCGATAAGGCCGGCGAGCCCCACAGCTTTTGCGTTCGGCGTCATCAATGCTCCCCCAGGACGACTTCAATCTCCGGATCAAGCGGCGCAAGCCGCCGAACCACTCCCGCCGTCTTCCGCATCAGCTTCGCCGCCCGCTTGTGGTCGAAGAATTCCTCAATGTGCGGAGCGACTTCTTCGAGTTCGGCGGCGAGTTCTAGTAGGGATTCGGTGCCTTGATTGGTCATGCCGCTGCCTGGCGTTCTGCCTTGATCGCGTCGATTGCGTCGAGAACCTGCCGAAGCTCGCCGGCATTGAAATCGCGCAGCGCATCGTCGATCAGGTCGTGCAGCCTCGCGGTGCCGGCGGTTGCATGGATAGGGGCCGCAGCGACAACCGGGGCAGGGGGGATTGCCTGCATTACCTCTTTCAAGGCCGGCTGGGCGGCGGGTTCTTTTCCGGCGTCTCGCCATTCCTGATTCTTTGCCTCGCGCGCCGCATCTTCTTCGGCACGAATGCGAGCCGTCTCGGCGGCCCGCCGCTTTTCCTCGGCGTCCTTGTGTTCGTCGATTCGCGTTTTGATGATCAGCGACAGGTACTCGGGCGCCTTCATCACCAGTGAAGACAGATCAGAGAAAAGGAAGTTGTGTTCGCTGGCACCATCAAGCAAAACTAGGTTCGCCTGAATCCGGTCGGCGATTTCGTTACTCTCGATCTTCTTGGCCGCAACCAGATCGGCCACGGCGCCGCGCATCGATTCGAGGTTGCGTTTGCCCTTGATGGCGGCGGCGAAGTCGGCGGCAAGCGGCGGCATCTGCACCTTGGCAAGCCGCTTGTTGAGGCCGGCGATGTGGGCGGCAAACTGATCTTTGCCGGCCTGCATGATCTCGATCTTGATGGATTCCTTGCGACGCGTGACCAGCTTGTCGAGTTCCAGGCGCTTCGCCCGCATGCTGGCCTTGATCTCGTCCAGGGCGCGGAATACGCGATCAATGTCGGCGGCGTTGGCCTGGGCCTGCGACTTGACCAGATCGATGCGCTTCTCGCCGTCGTCGAGGAACTTCACCATCGAATCGGCGTCGGCGAAGTCCTGGTCGGTCTGCAGATTGGTATTGATCCCGGCGATACGCTCGGTAACGATGTCGCGCCACTGATCAAGATTCGAGGTGGTGACGCTGCCGGTGATCTCGACCATGAGGGCCGGGAGTTCGTTGATCGGGGCGGCGGTGGCGACGGGGGCGGCTTCGACGTGCTGGTAATTCGCCAGATCCTCGGCAAACTGCTTCCAGCCGGCAATCAGTTGCGCGCGGCGCTCGGGCTTCGATTCGTACCAGAGTTTGTCCGTGATTCGTTCGCCGTCGCAGGCGGTGAAAAGCGCGCGTTCGGCGCCAGAAACAAGCAACTGCTGCTCGACTTGTGGCCAATACGTGCCGGACAGGTCGCCACCGGAAATCATGGCCTCAACGGACACGCTGGCCAGCTTGTTCTCCCATACCAGCGTTTCCTCCATGTTCAGGCCGTCGAACGAGGCCAAGAGCGGAAGGCCGTCAATCTCGGCGGCGCCGGTGGCGGGGAACAGGTCTTCCTGCAGATACGCTTCGGCCAACGGGCGCGCAGCTTCTTCAGCGGCATGCCCAGCGTCAAAAAGGCGCTGCTTGTTGGCGTCGACTTCTTCGGTCAGGCCGGTCGCCTTCTCGCGCAGTAGTGCTTGGCGCGTCTTGTACTTCGAGAGCCCGAGCATGGCCGGCGCTTCGCTGGCGGTGAAATGCTTGGCGCGAATGTCCAGCCATTGCTGGCTACCTTGTGCGGCTTCGATGATGTTCATGCGGATTCCTCCATTTCGCGCTGATGCGCGGCGGCGATCTCTTCGGCGGTCATCACGTCGCCGGCAATCGGCGCGGCCTTGGGCTTGTTGATTTCGGCAAGCTGTGCCTCGCTCAATTGCCCCTTCGTTGAAAGCATCGCGGCGAACTCTGCCGGCGTCTTGGTGCCAGACTCGCGCCACTTGGCAAGGACGCGCTGGAATGCTTCTTCGGGGTAGGGCGGAATGGCCGGCGGCAGGCTTGCCACGCCTGGCGTGATGTCGCGTTCAATCGGCGTGTAATCGACCAGTTCTTCGGCCCCGCCAATACCCTTGAGCAGATCGGCAGCGGCATCGCGGGCAGCAAACCAAAATGCGCGCCACGCCATTTGCCGCTCTGGATTGGTTCGCCACGGCCCTTCCTTGTTCCACAACCCGGCCGTTCTGGCGTTGTCTAGCGAATAGGTGCGCTCTACCGGAGGGCGCCCCTTGCGCGTTACCTTGCAGCGGGCGCGGCCAGTGGTCTTGATGATTTCGATGTCGTCTTCTTCGATGATGCAGCCGCCGGCCAGCAGGATCGCTTTGCCGGCATCGCCATAAAGCCCCGGCTTGCCGTTGATGACGCCGATATTCTGGATGGCGGCCATCGGGGAAAGGCCAACTTCGCGCCCCATTTCGACGGCGATCAGCACGTCTCCGGGCTTGCCGCGAAAGTTCTTCGGAACCAACTCAGAAGACGACATCATTTCGGCGAACTTCATGGCCTCGGTTAGATTCTGTGGTGCCAATGAAAACGTCGGGCGCTGCATTGCGAGTGCCGGCATGGCGGCGGCTTCTTGTGTGACTTCCGGTGCGTTCACGTCAATTCCTTTCCCCGGCACCTGGCCGGGATTGAGTAAGTCGGTACTTCGTAACTCGCGGGTGATATTTCTTGATCTCGTAGCCCCTGGCTTCTACGATTCCGTCTTGAAGCAGTTTGTCCAGCGCCTTATCTACGGATCGGCGATGGCGTCCTATCGCTTCCGACAGGCCCGCGACGGTCATGGAGCGCACGGATAGCGCCGCGATGATCATTTCGTCAATCGTCATGGGCCTCGGTGTTGCGGTCGCGGCCCGGTACTCGCGCTCTTTTTCCAGCACGCAGACCTTGCAGGTCGGCGCTCGCTTGTACTCGCCATGGCGATTCGGTTTGAAGTAGTAGCCGGCCTCGGTCTTCTCTTCGCCGCACTTGTTGCAGGCGTACAGCGGGCCGATCAGCAGAGCCTCGATGTCGGCGGGCGGCGGACGCTTGCGCTGGATGTTGGCGATGGATTCGAGCCACATGTTCACGATTTCACCGCCTTTGCCTTGCGCACTGCCCTGCCGTAGCTGCTTGCATACACGCAGACATCCGGCGCAACGGTGCTGACGATCTGCTGACCCGGAACGACCGGACACAGCAGCGGCTTGTTGTCCTTGCCGATCTCCAGGCCGAGGGCGAATACACCGATCACGCAGCAGGCGAGGAACACGATGGCGTCCTTGGTCAGCATGGCCGATCCATGTAGATGTCGTCCAGCTCGGCCAACCACGCCATGCGCTGATTGCGAGCGTCGGTCAACTGTTCGAGCATCAGTTCGCGCTGGTGTTGGATGAATGCAATGTCCCGTTCGATCCACCACAGGCACATTTGAATGAAGAGGGCGCGCAGTGCGTTCATCACCAAGCTCCCGAATTTATCGCCCGCGCCTCGGCCCTATCGAATAGGGCGAGCTCTTCGGCGTTGATGTCGTCGAGCGTTTGCGTCTCGACATTCGGGCCAGGGCACCAGCCGGAGCCGGAGCGGTGAGGGAAGGTATACGCAGAGCAGCAGCACGTTTCCTGTGCCCGGTTGCGGATCAGGCGCAGCGCTACCTGTTTCTGCGCGACCCGCGCCAGCGTCGGTGCGGCTTCGGCTCTGGTGAGGGCTACGGCTAGATTGAAATAGCTGTTCATCACCGCGCCCCTCGGAAACTCGTCCAGCCGGACTTGTTGAAATGCACGTAGCAACCCTTGTAGCCCTGCACCGTTGCGCGAAGAACCATCTTCACTAGATATGCGCTGACTTTGGCTTCCATGACATCCTCCGTTTTGGTGTTGATGTGGTTCATTATCCGCATTACCGAACCATTGTCAAGACCTTTTCAAAATTATTTGACAATCTCTTTTCTTTGTGAAATGATACTTCCCATGAAGATCAAACCCGCCCCCCCGCGCTACGTCTATCAGCGCAAAGTAAAGGAAGAGGCCAACAAGCGCCGCCGGCTGGTGGTTGCTATGCGCAAGGCAGGATGGACGTGGCAAGCCATCGGCGATGAGATTGGCATTTCAAAGCAGCGTGCCGCTCAACTTGGGGCGGCCCAATGCAGTTAGTCATCAACTTCGACGCCTTCACACATGCAAGGCGCAGCGACCCGGAAACCAGCAAGGACGCAGCGCGCCGGGTCCGCGAATTCGCCGCAGGCCAGTGCGCCGAAATCCTCACGCTGCTGCACAAATACGGCCCGATGAGCCCCGAGCAGATTGCAAGCAAGCTGGCGATCGACAAGGTTGCAGTTTGTCGGCGCTTGCCTGATTTACAGAAGGCATCCAAGGCGCGGCCGACCGGGCTAACCACGGGGACCATTGCCGGGCGCCGGCAGAGAATTTGGGAGGCTGTCTGATGGCCGGCGAATGGCTGAAGATGGAGTGCGCAACGCCAGACAAGCCTGAAGTTTTCGCCATTACCGCGAAGATGGGGTGGGACGACCCTGATCTGACTGTCGGGAAACTCTTTCGCGTATGGCGTTGGTTCGATCAACAAACGACAAACGGTAACGCGCATGGCGTTACAACATCGTTACTTGATCGGATCGCAAGCGCTACAGGATTCGCACAAGCGATGATCGAAGTCGGTTGGTTGACCGTTTCTGATTCCGGTTTGGAGCTTCCAAATTTCGAAAAACACAACGGCGCGACGGCAAAAAGTCGAGCGCAGACAGCCAAGAGAGTCGCTAATCACAGGGCTTTAGATGGATGTAACGGCGCAACCGTTACAGGAGCGTTAGCTAGAGAAGAGAAGAGAAGAGAAGAGAAGAGTAAACCAAAGTCAAAAGCAGAGACTGCAACCGCTTCGCGTTTGCCTGCTGACTGGACTCCATCGGATTCAGATTTGAAATTCTGCGCAGTCGAGCGCCCAGACCTCGACTGCTCTGCTGTCGCTGCAAGGTTCAGCGACTACTGGCGAAGTCTCCCCGGCGCCAAGGGAAAAAAACTGGACTGGTCCGCCACCTGGCGGAATTGGGTTCGCAACGAAAACGCGAAATCAGGAGCCACTCATGGGAAAAATGGAAGCAGCAGAGCAGGCGGGATCGCCAATACCCTCGCCGAACTCACGGGCAGAAATCGTCACTCTGCGCCAGCTATCACCGGAACTGCAATGCGGGTGGATTGAGCGCCTGTTTTCCCGGCTTGAAGCGCTTTACGGTGCTTCGTTCGGTCGGCAGTGGGACGGGACGAACGTCGCCGAAGTGAAGTCCGTTTGGGCGGAGAAGCTCGGCGGTTTCAATGCGCAGCAGATCGGCGAGGCGCTGAAAGCGTGCGACGAGCGGCCCTACCCGCCGAACCTGCCCGAGTTCATCGAGTTGTGCCGGCAGGCGGCGAAACGTGGATCCGTTCCGCTGACCATCGAGGCGCCGCAGCTATCCGCCGAAGAACTGGTCGAGCGCGCCAGGAAGCTCGAAGCGACGGCGACAAAGCCATCCGCTTACGACTACCGCGGCTGGTGCAAGGAATTGAAGCGGCGGTATCTGGCCGGCGATGACTTGTCTCCGATGCAGATTTCGATGGCGTCGGAAGCGATGAACGAAGCCTGGGAAAAGCGCGAGTGCAGGCCTCGGAATGAACTGGCAGCGTAGCGGAGAAATGGGGATGATCTCCGAGCCCTACCGTGTCGGCAAGTTTGCCGTAAATGACCATCTCGCCTACCGGCTGTGGTGCGGGACGGAGCTGCTGGGAGAGTTTGCCAGCTTCGAGGAATGCCAGGCGGCGGCGGAACAGCATGTGGCGGGCAAGGTTGATGGCTGACGCCCTGTACCGTGAATTCCGCTTGGCATCGCCGTCCGTTTGGGCAGGAATGGTGGCGTTCATCAAGTCCAACGCTCGCGCCATGATCGACAAGGGCCGCCCGCTGCGGGTGATTGTGACCAGCGAGGACCGCAAGCGGAACACCGAGCAGAACGCCCGCTATTGGGCGCTCCTGTCGGATATTTCGGAGTCCTCCTGGGTGGAGGGCCGGCAGTACAGTAAGGAAATCTGGCACGAGCATTTTGCCCGGATGTTCCTTCCGCTGAACGAGGCGATTCTTCCGACCGGGGAAATCATCCAGATTCGGGAAACCACGACAAAGCTGACCGTCAGCGCGTTCTCTGACTACATGACGCAGGTTGAGGCTTACGCCGCAACTGATCTTGGGGTGGAGTTTCAATGAACGCCCCTGACCGCATCAAAACCACGAAATGCAAGCAGTGCCGGCAGCCGTTCATCAAGTTTCGGATGGAGCAAAAGACCTGCCTTAACCCGGAGTGCCTCGTCAAGCAGGGCCGAATCGAGGCGGCAAAGCGCCAGGCCAGGGCTGACCGCCAGCAGAAACATGAAACGCGGGCGCGGCTGATGGAACTCAAGCCCCTGCAATACTGGTTGAAGCGGGCAGAGAAGGCCGTCAATGCCTTCATCCGAGCGCGTGACAAGGATCAGCCCTGCATTTCATGCGGAACCCACGACGCCAGCGAATGGCACGCTGGGCACTGGATCAGCGTAGGGGCGTCGTCCGCCCTTCGGTACGACCCGGCAAACATTCATAAGCAGTGCCACCAGTGCAACTGGTTTGAGGGCGGGAACGCATCGGACTACTCGTCCAGACTCCCGGCCCGGATCGGGCAAGCCGAGTTTGAACGGGTAAAACACGCCAAGCGCGACAGGAAATGGACACGGGAAGACTGCATGGCTATCGAAGCCGAGTTCAAGGCGAAGCTGAAAGGGATTGAAGCATGACCTGCACCGGCTGCCGTTACGCCTCGCGCCGCTGGAAATTCCTCGGCTGGCGTCCGTACTGTCTGCGGTTCAGGTGCTTGCGGTCTGAGCGGTGTATCGACTGGAGGGCGAAGTAGATGCGGCGCAGCAATGCGACTCATCGCGCGCACGACATGATGAACCTATTTCAGATCGCGCAACCAGGCCAGACAGCGATCCGGCACACCTTCGATCTGGTAGCGGCGGATGACTTCACCCTTATCGACGTCGGCGCGCAGCTGGCAATCGAAGCCGCCGCTTGCCCCGCCGATCTGCCAGGCGACGACGCGATGCCCGGCAAGTGTCTGATCAGATGCCGGCAGGCCAAGGCGCTGCACGGCGGTTTCCAGCGGCTTACCGGAAACGATGGCGCGCGCATGTTCGCTGGAGCGCTCCATCATGGCTCCGGCGCACCCGGTAAGCGCGACGGCAGCAAGGACGATCAATCGCATGGCTATTCCTTTCTGAAGAAAAGCGGCAAGCGGGGAATGATACGCCGGTCTATGCAAGGTGGAAACCAACAATGATCACACTGACAAACGCCTCCCTGATCCAGTTCGCCGCCTGGCGGTACATCGTCTGGGCCGACCTGATCACCGACCTTGATTCGGCTGGATGGGATCAGGCCTCAGTCGCGCGGACGATCAACGTGCCTCCGACAACGCTGTCAGGCTGGTTCAAGGAGGGGGCGGAGCCGCGCTATTCCAACGGCGAGGCACTGCTGAATCTATACCGCGCTGTATTTGGTGATGCACATACGGAAAACCGTATCACCTCATTCCGGAAAACTGCGATAAAGCTGCCAGCAACCGGGTAATACCTCCTGTCTCCCTCCTTGACGCCCGGCTTGACCGGGCTTTTTTTTTTGGAGTGTTGATGGCGGCAAGATTGAGGGCAAAACACCAAGCTGAAGTCAGGACGAAAATCCAGGCGAGTCAGCTCGTCAACGTTTTGCAGAATCATGCGCTTGGTAAAACCAAGGAATTGTCAGCTTCTCGGCTGAAAGCGGCGGAGATTCTGCTGCGCAAGTCTGTCCCTGATCTATCAACAGTGACATTGACCGGAGACCCGGACAATCCTGTCCGCGTCGAGAGTATCGAGCGCGTCATCATCGACCCGAAGGACAAGGCGTGAAGCTGCGCATTGAAACGCCGCGGGCGTTCAAGCCGCTGCTCAACCCGGCGCGCTACAAAGGCGCTCACGGCGGCCGCGGGTCTGGCAAGTCTCATTTCTTTGCCGAGATGCTTATCGAGCGGTGCTGCATGGTGCGAACCGATGCGGTATGTGTGCGCGAGGTGCAGAAGTCGCTGGCGCAGTCGGTCAAGAAACTGCTCGAACTAAAGATCGAGGCGCTGGGTGTGGGTCCGTTGTTCGACATCAAGCAGGACTACATCGGCACGCCGCACGGCGGCCGGATCATCTTCCAGGGCATGCAGAATCACACCGCCGACACGATCAAGTCGCTGGAAGGCTACGACATCGCCTGGGTCGAGGAGGCGCAGACGTTGAGCCAGCGAAGCCTTGATCTGCTGCGTCCGACGATTCGTAAAGAAGGATCGGAGCTGTGGTTCTCATGGAATCCGAACGACGAGAAAGACCCTGTCGACGCATTGCTGCGAGGCGAGGGTGCACCACCCGGTGCAATCGTTGTTCAGGCGAATTACCGCGATAACCCATGGCTGCCTGACGTGCTGCTCGCCGAGGTGGCCTATGACCAGAAGCGCGACCCGGACAAGTTCGCGCACGTCTGGCTCGGCGGCTACCAGCGCAACAGCGAGGCGCGCGTGTTCCGCAATTGGACCGTGGATGATTTCGAGGCGCCGACCGGCGCGACCTTCCGGCTGGGTGCGGATTGGGGCTTTTCGGTCGATCCCTCTGTGCTGGTGCGCTGTCATCTCGACGGCCGAACGCTCTACGTCGATCACGAGGCGTACATGGTCGGCTGTGAAATCGACATGCTCCCCGACCTGTTCGATCGCGTACCCGAGTCGCGCAAGTGGTTCATCACCGCCGACAGTGCGCGGCCCGAGACGATCAGCTACATGCGCAAGCATGGCTATCCGAAGATCAACGCCGCCATCAAGGGGGCGAAGTCTCTGGAAGAGGGCGTCGAGTTCTTGAAATCCTTCGACATCGTGGTGCATTCGCGCTGCACACACCTGATCGACGAGCTGACGATGTACAGCTACGAGGTTGACGCCTTGACCGGACAGGTAATGCCGAAGCTCAAGGACAAAGACAACCACGTCATCGACGCGCTGCGCTATGCGTGCGAGGGCGTACGCAAGGCGACGAAGCAACTGGCCAACCGGCCGGCAACGGCGGATGCCGATTACGCAATGTTCGAGTGAGGGAATCTGACATGGAAAACATTTTCGGAGGTGGGAGCAAGGCGCCGCAACCCATGGCCCCGCCGCCACCGCCACCGCCTGTTCCGACGATGGATCAGGCTGCCAGTCGAACGGCCGCCGAGAAGGCATCACAGGACGCCAACCTGCGCAAGCGTGGCCGCGCTGCTGCTGTGATTACTGGAAGCGAGGGCGTAGCGAATACGCCGATCGCCAAGAAGACGCTGGTGGGCTCGTGAGTCATCAACCCATGACCATGGCACAGGCCCGCGAACTCAACGCGCAGGGCCGACTGACGCGCAAGGTGATGACCGAGGAAGGCTGGTACATTCCTGATCCGGGCCGCGTCGTCACGCCGCCCGCGCCGCTGTTGCTGCCGCCCGTCAAGCCGCGCGCCGCTCGCAAGAGCAAGGGAGCCTGACCATGGCCGAATCGCGCGCCGACGACATTCTCCGCCGCCAAGACCAGATGCGGGCCTTGCGCTCGAACTGGGAATCGCTTTGGCAGGAGGTCGCCGACCGCGTGTGGCCGCAGATGTCCGACTTTACCGGCAAGCGTGCCGGCGGCGAGAAGCGAACCGAGAAGCTATTCGACTCGACTGCTCCGCTGGCGCTGGAGAAGTTCGCGGCGGCGATCCATTCGCTGCTGACGCCGGACAACCAGCAGTGGCACAAGCTGACCACGACCGACAAGAACCTGCGCGAGGTGCATTCGGTCAAACAGTACCTGGAAGACGTGGCGGAAATCCTGTTCGCGGTGCGCCGCTCGCCATTCTCGAACTTCGCCAGCCAGGCCAACGAGTGCTACAAGTCGCTCGGCGCCTTCGGCACGATGGGCATGATGGTCGAGGACGTTCCGGGCAAGGGCATCCGCTACAAGTCGATCCACCTGTCGGAGTTGTTCGTCAGCGAGAACATGCACGGCAAGATCGATACTGTGCATCGGCGTTTCGAGTATTCGGCGCGGCAGGCCGTCGAAGCCTTCGGCTTGGATAAGCTGCCCGGAAAGATTCGCGAGGCCTACGAGAAGCAGGACGAGGCCAGCCGCTTCGAGTTCATCCATGCCGTCGAGCCGAACAAGAAGCGCGACCCGCGCCGGCTGGATCACGCCGGCATGAAGTTCTATTCGTGCTATGTGTCCGTCGAGGGACGGCAGATCGTTGAGGAGGGCGGCTATCGCACCTTCCCGTACCCGGTCAGCCGCTACTCGACCAATCCGCGCGAGGTCTATGGCCGCGGCCCGGCAATGCTGGTGCTGGCCGACATCAAGATGCTCAACGAGATGGAGAAGACCACGCTCAGGGCTGGTCATCTCGCCGTCGATCCTCCGCTGCTGCTGTTCGAAGATGGCGCGCTGCAGGGCTTCAAGATGCGTCCGCGTGCGCTCAACTTCGGCGGGGTCGACGACCAGGGCCGCGAGCTTGTAAAACCGCTGCAGACTGGCGCGAATCTTCCCTGGGCGCACGAACTCAGCGATGGCAAGCGCAAGCTGGTCAATGATGCCTTCCTCGTCTCGCTGTTTCAGATCCTCGTCGAGACACCGCAGATCACCGCGACCGAAGCCATGCTGCGCGCGCAGGAGAAGGGCCAACTGCTGGCGCCGACGATGGGCCGCCAGCAAGCCGAATTCCTCGGCCCGGTGATCGAACGCGAACTGGACATCCTGCAGATGGCCGGGATTCTTCCTGACATGCCGCAGGAGATGCTGGAAGCCGGCGGCGATTACGACATCGAGTACACCAGCCCGCTTGCCCGCCTGCTGCGCTCCGAGGATGGAATCGCCATTCTGCGCACCTTCGAACAACTGGCGCCGATGGCGCAACTCGACCCCGGCGTTTATGACGTCTTCGACACTGAGGCATTGCCGCGCGAACTGGCAGAAATCAACGGCGTGCCAGCCAAGGTGCTGCGCGATCCGGACGCGCTGAAGAAGGTCAAGGAGCAGAAGGCGCAAGCCGCAGCGATGCAGCAAATGTTGGCCGCGGCGCCGGTTGCTGCTGATGCTGCGAACAGCATGGCGCAGGCTGCCGCGACCGCTTCACAGGTTCCGCAACTCGGAGGCATGGGGCTATGAGTGTGCAGGACTACATCCGCAAGATCACCCGCCAGCGCGACGCCTTCCGCGCCTGCTTCCTCGGCGGAGATGGCAAGCCGACCGAAGACGGGGGCCGTGCGCTGTCCGAGCTTCGCCGCTTCTGCTACGGCGCAAAGCCGACACTCAAGTCCGGGCCGCAAGGGATTGACCCGCTGGCCTCGATTGCTGCTGCTGCGCGGCAGGAAGTCTATTTTCGGATCATGTCGCTGCTCGACCTGAACGACTCCGATCTGTCCAGGCTGTACGAACTCGATCAACAAGGAGAAGAAGAACATGGCTGATGCCGATGCGGTAATGGTTGCCGACGACCCCGTTATTCCCGAAGGTGGCGCTGCGTCTGCCGTGCCAGATCAACCCACCTGGGCGACCTCCTACGAGGGCGACGTGAAGACCTGGCTCGACGGCATGGGCGTTGCCAAGCTGCCCGAGAAGGACGCGCTGGCGAAGATCATCCCGATGTACCGCAACGCCGAACAGAAGCTCGGCGTGCCGGCCGATCAACTGTTGCGCCTGCCGAAGGACGACGCCGATGTCGAGGGATTCCGTGGCGTGATGTCGAAGCTCGGGCTGCCGGAGACGCCGGACGGCTACGGCCTGACGGTGCCGGAAGGTCAGTCGGACGCCTTCCTCAAGCAGGCGACCGGCTGGTTCCACGAACTCGGCATTCTGAAGCGCCAAGCCGCCGGACTCGCTGGGAAGTGGAACGAGTACATCGCCGGCCAGCAGACCGCGCAAGCCGAGCAGGTTGAAGTCCGCGACACCAAGGACATCGAAGCCATGATGGCCGAGATGGGCGACGAGTACGACAAGAATATCGAGTTCTCGCGCCGCGTTCGCCGCGCCGCCGGGCTGTCCGATGACGAGGCGCTATCCGTGGCCCGTGCCATCGGCCTGAAGCGCGCGACGATGATGTTCGCCGAACTCGGCAAGGCTATGGGCGAACACCGCTTCCACGGCGGCGACACGGGCAGCAGCACCTTCGGCATGAGCGTCGAGGGCGCCCGCGCACGCATCACGGAACTGCGCAAGGATCAGGAATTCGTTACTGCGCTGACGGCTGGCAACGCCGACAAGAAGGCGGAATGGACGCGCTTGCACAAGATTGCATTTCCCGATCAGGAGGCCGCATAGCCTGATCGGACGGGGCGGCGCGTTATGAGCGCGCCGGTACTGCGGGAAGCCTGACCCGATCAGGTCCGCGAGACAGCAGGAACAGACTGCCGCACAGCCGGGACGTTACCGGCCAGAAGTGGTTCCGGGATTGACCGGGGAGGCCCTTCGAAAAGTCGATTTCTAACTTTTTGGAGGACTCAACCATGAGCACCCAAATCACGACCGCAATGGTCGAGCAGTACAAGTCAAACGTCCTGATGCTCTCGCAGCAGAAGGGTTCCAAGCTTCGCGGCTCTGTCCGCTCGGAGCAAGTCACCGGCAAGAATGCTTTCTTCGAGCGTATCGGCGCCGTCGATATGGTCGACGCCACGTCGCGCCATGACGACACGCCGCAGATCGACACGCCGCACAGCCGTCGTCGCGTTTCGCTGGTCACGTCGCGCTTTGCCGACTTGATCGACAACGCCGACAAGGTTCGTACGCTGATCGATCCGACCAGCCCCTACGGCATGAACGCCGCAATGGCCGCCGGTCGCAAGATGGATTCGGTCCTCGTCGCGGCAATGGCGGGCAACGCCTATTCCGGCGTTGCGGGTGCCACCACGGTGGCGCTGCCGTCGGCGCAAAAGATCGCGTCCGCATCGTCCGGGCTTACGGTGGCGAAGCTGATTTCCGCAAGGGAAATTCTGCTTGCCGCCGACGTCGACCCGGAAAACCTGACGTGCGCCATCAACCCGGCTGGCCTTACCGATCTGCTCAGCACCACGCAGATCACCTCGGCGGACTACAACACCGTCAAGGCGCTGGTTCAGGGCCAGATCGATACCTTCATGGGCTTCAAGTTCATCGTGTCCACGAAGGTAACGGCGCTAAAGGCGTATGTCTACGCCAAGAACGCGGTTGTCCTGGCGGTGGGTTCCGAGCCGGTTGTTCGTATCAGCGAACGCGCCGACAAGAACTACGCCACGCAGGTATTCGTCGAGATGGACATCGGCGCCACCCGTGTCGAGGACGAGGGCGTGGTCGAGATCAGCTACGTCTGATCCAGCCCACAACCCAACAACTGAAAGGAGAATCACATGGCAGTCGTAAACACCAAGACCAACTCGGTCACGAACCTCGACACCACGCCGGCTGTACTCAACCCCCTGTATTTGATGGGCGGGGTTCTGCGCGAGCAGGTTGGCACCGTCGAGATTGCCGCGGCGGATGACGATACCAGCGTTTATCGTCTCGGCCGCGTTCACTCATCCTGGCGCATCAGCGAACTGACGCTGTTCAACGATGCAATCACTTCCGGCTCTGTGTATGACGTGGGCCTCTACCGTACCGCTGCTGATGGCGGCGCGGTGGTCGATGCCAACGCCTACGCCGACAACATCACGCTGGTTTCCGCCTCGCTGACGGGCACCCAACTGATGTACGAAGGCGGCTCGGCGGTGGGTGTCGAAGACATCGAGCAGCAGGTCTGGCAGAACGCCGGGCTGACGGCTGATCCGAATGTCTGGTACGACATCTGCTTCACGGCGGACACGGCCGGATCGGGCGCGGGCACCATCTCGCTGCGCACGCGCTACACCGCCAACACCTGATGTCTGACTTGCCAGAACTTTGGCGCGCTCTCGGCGGGCGGGGAGAAATCCCCTCCCGCTGTGGGCGGTTTTCCGGTCCGCTGCTGATCATCGGCGGTGGCCGCACGATCTGGGAAGACGTTGCCAAGGTAACGCCCTGGAAGGGCGAAATCATGGCGATCAATGACGTCGGCGCGCATTTTCACGGCCGCATCCGTCATTGGGTCACGCTGCACAAGGAATATATGCCGGGCTGGAAGAAGTTCCGGCTGGGCCACAACTACGGCGACGGTGTGCCGCCGATGATTCACTCGCACAAGGCCGGCGACGGCATCGATACGGTCTGGCCGATTGACGCCGTGGGCGGAACGTCCGGGCTGTTCGCTGTCTATGTTGCCCTGCTGCTGGGCTACGACGAGATCGTGCTGGCCGGCGTGCCGATGACGGGCGACGGCCACTTCTTCGATCCCCCCTGGGTGGGCACCGAGTTTGCCGATCGCGCGAATGAATTGGAGTGGAAATCTGCAATACGGAACATTTTCAAGGGGCGCGTCACGTCGATGTCGGGGAAGACGCGTGACTGGATTGAAGGCTGCAAAACCTAAAGGAGCGGAACATGGCAACGCCGAGGTACGGAACAGCAACAGCGAGTGGGGTGGTCGTCGCCAATCCTGCAGTAAAAGGCAACGACGAAGAGCGGTCGGTCGAAACGCAATCGAAGGTCATGGTGAACGGCGACATTCTGTTCAACATTGTCGGGGGTCCGATCATGATCGAGGAACTGATTTCGGTCTGCCAGACAGCAAACGACGCCACGGCCTCAACGCTTCAATACAAGTCGAACCCGAACAACACGGCAACGGCGACCACGTTTTCCGGTGCTACTGCCACGCTCGCCAGCGCCGCCAAGGGCGCCACGGTGCGCCTGCATCCGACGGCACTCTCCACCGCCCCGGCCATCATTGCCGCATCGGCTGGCGGTGTGTCGCTCGGCCTCAACGTCTCCAACCGGGTCATTGTGCATCCTGGATCGATCAGTGCAGTGATCGGAGTTGGCTCTACCACCGGCAAGTGGAAGCATTTCCTGCGCTATCGCCCGCTCAGTCCTGCGGTTCAGGTAACCGGGGCATAACTCGTGCTTGATCCGACCGCAACGCATCTGCCAGTTCTCGACGCGCTGATCCGCGAAAGGCGGATCGTCGACGTCCTTGAATTCGGTTGCGGGCTGTTCAGCACCAAGCGATTCATTGACCGCCGCTGTCGCTTGACCAGCATCGAAATGCAGAGCGAGGAATGGGCGGTTCGGGTCAAGGCCGAAATGCCGACCGTCGATTTGCGCGTAGCCCTTGGGCCGCAAGCGTGGCGCGAGCTTGAACTGGCCGACAGGTACGACCTGATCTTCGTTGATGGGCATGGCGATTCCCGTCCTGACTGCCTGATGTGGGCGAAGGATCACACCGACCTGATCGTGGCGCACGACACCGAGCATCCGTATTACCAGTGGGAACGCGCTGACATGGGCGGATTCAAGGCCCAGGTCTTCGATGCTCTGCGCCCCTGGACAACGGTGTGGACAAGAACATGATCTCCCTGATCCTTCCCTATTGGGATCGTCAAGTAGCCGCCGACAGGGCGCTGCGCTTGATTGCCGATCACTATGCCCACCTGGCGCTTGAGGTTGTGGTGGTCGATGACGGCAACCGTGTTCCGTTCGTCGCGCCGGATTTGCCGCTGAATCTGCGGGTGGTGACGTTGCCGAAGAAAGACGCGCCAACGCCTCAATCTCGTGCATGGAATGCCGGCGTCGCCGCTGCATCGGGAAATGTAATCGCCCTGTCCTGCGTCGAAATACTGCACCGCTGGCCGGTGCTGAATGAGATGACATGGGAGCTCGGCCGGCTCGGTCGTGATGGCTACGTGCTTGCGGCGGCCTTTTGTCCTGAGCGTAGGGAGTGGCATTGCCGCAGCGACATTCAGCAGTGGCCGGGTTTCCCGGCGGGCGCTGCCGGATGTTATCTCGGCATGCTGCACCGGGAACTATTCGAGCGTGTCGGCGGGTTCGATGAAGACTACATGGCCGGCGCCGGCTACGAAGACCGGGATTTTTTCTCCCGACTGCAAAAGGCAGGCGCCCGATGGAAAGTTCGTGATGACCTGATCGTGATTCATCCGAAGACGGGCGCCACGATTCACTGGCAGCCCGAAGGATTTACCCGCAATGCCGACCTGTTCCGCCAAAAATGGGAGGCGGTCACATGCTGAACGTCGTCTGCATCCAGACCGGAAACTATCTCGGCCGCGGCGCCGAGTACGTCCGCAAGCTGCGCGCCCAGGTCAAGCGTCACCTGACCCTGCCACATCGCTTCTTCGTGGTCACTGATGACGCATCAAGCCTCTATCCCGGGATGACCTGCAAGCCGGCTGCGTTGCCCGGCTGGTGGGAAAAGATCAGGCTATTCAAGCCGGGGATGTTCGAGGGTCGCGTGCTGTTCCTTGATCTCGACACCTATCTCGTCGGCAATATCGACGACATCGCCAGCTATGGCGGCCAGTTCGCCACACTGCAAGACTTCTGGCGCCCGCAAGGCCTTGGCCCGGCGGTGATGCTATGGGAGCCAGGAGACTTCACGGCCTCGATCTGGCACGAGTTCGAGGCGCAGGGCAAGCCGATGTCCCACCCGCAAGGGGATCAGTTCTGGCTGGAAAACCTAGACCAGGGGCGCTTCGCCAAGGAAGTCGACATTCTTCAGCGCCTCTATCCGGGCGCCTTCGTTTCCTACAAGACACACGCAGTCGAGGCCGTGCCGGAAGGCGCGAAGGTCGTCTGCTTCCACGGCAAGCCGCGCCCACATGAGGCCACCGGCTGGGCAGAAGGGGTATGGAATGGCAACGTCCGTTGAAATCGTCAACTCCGCGCTGACGAAACTCGGCGCCAAGCGTATCGCGTCGCTTTCCGACAACCAGAAGGAAGCGCGCGAGATGAACGCCATCTACACGCTGCGTCGCGATTTCCTGCTGCGTGCCTATAACTGGTCATTCGCCATGACCAGGACTTCGCTGGAAGCGCTTTCCGATGCCCCGGCATGGGGTTATGCCCTTCAGTATCCGTTGCCGACCGACTGCCTGCGCGTGGTGCAGGTCAACGACATCTGGCAGGTTCCTGGGCTGTCCGATGCCATGGGTGGGCCGGATTCCGAGCCCTACAAGATCGAGGGGCGCACCATCGTTACCGACTTCACGGCGCCGCTGTATCTGCGCTATGTGGCGCGCGTGACGAATACCGGCGACTTCGATGCTGCCTTCTGCGAAACGCTGGCCTGCGATCTGGCGTTCAACGCTTGCGAGGCGATCACGCAATCGAACACGAAGAAGGAGTCGGCGCGCGAGGACTTCAAGGAATCGATTCGCTCGGCCATTCGAGCCAATGCGATTGAACTTCCGCCCGAAGAAATTCCGGACGACTCCTGGATGCTGGCGAGGCACTGATGGCCAAGGTCGCGCCTCTCATCAATTCGTTTTCAGCCGGCGAGCTGTCGCCGCTGTTCGATGCACGCTCGGAGCTTGAGGAATACGCCGCTGGCTGCAAGAGCATCGAGAACTTCATGCCGCTGATCGAAGGCCCAGCAGAGCGTCGCGGTGGAACGCGCTTCGTGCGCGAGGTCAAGGACTCGACCGATCGCACCGGTACGCTGCGCTTTGAGTTCAACGTCGAGCAGGCCTACATCCTGGAGGTCGGCGACCAGTACATCCGGTTCTACACCGATCACGGCATTGTGATGAATGGCTCCGCCCCGCTGTCGGTTGCGACGCCTTGGATAGCCGCCGACCTGTTCGACGCCGACGGAAACTTCCAATTGCGCTCCGTTCAGTCTGGCGACGTGCTCTACATCACACACACCGACGAGAGCTACCCGGTTCAAAAGCTCACGCGCAGCGGGGCGCTATCGTGGGCGCTGACCGAGTTCGTGCCGACCGGCGGGCCGTTCGAGGATCTGGACCCCGACGAGACCGTTACTGTCTACGCCAGCGCCAGCACGGGCAATGTGACGCTGACCGCCTCGGCTGCCGGCACGTTCAACGCCAACCACATTGATACCCTGTTCTACCTCGAACAGAAGCCGACCGATACGACGGTGCTCTGGGAGGCTGGCAAGTCGATCAACGCCAACGACATCCGCCGCGCCGAGAGCCGCAACTATCAGGCCGTGAATACCGCCACCAGCGGCACGGTGCAACCGGCGCACACCAGCGGCGCGATCTACGACGGCAATACCGGCGTGCAATGGACGTTCCTCGATCCTGGCTACGGCTGGGCGAAGATCACCGCCGTCGCCTCGGGTGGCGCATCGGCCACCGCCACGGTGCTGTCGCGCATCCCTGCCGGCGCCGTCGGTTCCGGCAACCCATCGACGCGCTGGGCATTCGGCGCGTGGTCGGATGCCAGCGGCTGGCCGTCGCATGTCACATTCTTCCGCGAGCGTCTGGTGTTCGCCCGCGCCTCGACGCGGCAATTGTGGTTCAGCCAGTCGGGCGACTTCGAGAACTTCAAGGATCGCGACGACGGCGGCGAAGTGGTCAAGGACTCCGCCCTGACCATTGAAGTCACCAGCGACCAGGTCAACCGCATCGAATGGCTGGCGCCGGCAGACGCTCTGCTGGTAGGAACGGCCGGCGGCGAGTTCTCGATCCGCGAGATCACGACGACCGAAGCATTCGGCCCGGGTAACGCCAAATCGAAGCCCGAATCGTCCTATGGTTCGCGCGCCGTCAATCCCGCCCGGGTCGGCGACTCGGTGTTGTTCGTGCAGCGCTCCGGCCGCAAGATGCGCGACATCGCCTACACGCTGGAAACCGAGGGCTATCGCTCGACGAACCTCTCCGTGCTGGCGCGCCACCTGTTCCCCAAGGGCAAATCCATCACGGCTATCGCCTACCAGCAGGAGCCGAACTCGATCATCTGGGTGCTGCGCTCCGACGGCAAACTGTTTGCAACCACGCTCAATGTCAATCAGCGCCGCTTCGGCTGGCACCGGCATCCCATCGGCGGCAGTGGCATCGTCGAGGCTATCGAGGTCATCCCGAACCCGGACACCGACGCCGACGAGTTGTGGATGATCGTTCGCCGGACCATCGACAGCCAGACGGTGCGCTATGTCGAGTACATGGAGCCGCCGCTGGATGCCGAGCAGGACATCATCGAAGCGTTCTATGTTGATTCCGGGCTGACTTATGACGGCTCCGTGGCTCAGACGCTGACGCCTGGAGCCGGCTCGACGGTAGTCGATACCGAAAACGTCGCCTTCACCGCGGGAGGATCGGCCTTCGTTTCCGGCGATTTGGGCAAGGAAATCCGCTATCGCTACCAGGACGCCGACGAGGTTTACCACACGGCGCGCGCCGAGATCACCGCCGTCAATTCGGCCACGGTGGTGCACGCGACGATCATTGCAGCCTTCCCCTCGACCTCGGCAATCGCCGCGAGCGGCTGGGCGATCACAGTCAGCAGCATCAGCGGACTCGATCATCTCGAAGGCGAGACGCTTGACATATTGGCCGACGGTTCGCCGCATTCGCAAGTCGCGGTGGCGAGCGGCGCGATCACTCTGGAGCGCCCGGCGTGGTACATCCATGCGGGCCTGTCGTGCCCGGCGAAAATCAAGTCAATGCGCCTCGACACTGGCGCCATGAACGGCACCGCACAGGGCAAGACCAAGCGCGTCGATACTGGCGTGGTACGGCTCTACAACACCGTCGGCGGATCGGTGGGGCCGGACGAGGACAATCTCGACGAGATCCTTTTCCGCAGCGCGGACGACCTGATGGACGAGCCTTTGCCGCCGTTTTCCGGCGACAAGGACATCGCCTGGCCGGATGGATACACGACCGACGCGCATCTCATGTACTACAACGACCAGCCGTTGCCGGCGACTGTTGTCGGCTTCATGCCCATCGTGGAGACGCAGCCGCGATGATGATCGAAGCCTTCCGTCCGGACCATCTCGACAGGCTCTTGCTGCAGCCGAGGCAGCAGCACGTGCGTCAGTTGTTCGTCAATCCGGATTATGGACAGTATCTGGCCAACGGGCTGTCCTATGCCGCCGTCGAGGGCGATACGGTGCTGGTCTGTGCCGGCCTGCTGCCGATGTGGGAAGGCCGCGCCGAAGCCTGGGCGCTGATGGGTGCCGACCTCAAACGCAATTTCGTCGCCATTCACAACGCTTCACAGCGCTTTTTGTCGGTGGCCGATTTCCGCCGGATCGAAGCCGTGGTCGACGCCGAATTCTGCAGTGCGAGGAAGTGGATCGAACGGCTCGGATTTGAATATGAAGGCCCGGCTCGCGCCTACACGCCGGACGGTCGCGACTGCATCCGCTATGCGAAGGTGAGGAACTGATGGAAGCAATGCTTTTTGGAACAGCGGCTACCGCAGGAGGCGCAGCCGCTACAGCCGGGGCGATTGGCGTAGGCGGTGCATTTTCAGCATGGCAGGCGCTTTCGACGCTTGGCATGGCGTCTAGCGTGTTGGGCGCCATCTCCCAAGGCAACACGGCGGCCGACAACTACGAGCAGAGCGCGGCAATGAACGACTACAACGCGGCGGTCGCGCGCAATCAATCGACTTCCGCGCTGTCCGAGTCCGCCGCTGCGCAGTCTGCACAGCGGCGCCGGGCGCGTGAAGTTCTCGGCGAACAACGGGCAGGCATCGCGCAGTCCGGAACCGGCTTCGGTGGCAGCAATGCCGACCTGATGGAGCAATCACAGACGCTGGCCGAACTGGACGCGCTGAATCTTGCCTACGAGGGCGACATGAAATCGAAGAGCTATATCTCGCAGGCGAACATCGAGGACGTGAGCGCCGCGACCAATCGCCGCAATGTCGGCACGGCGCGCACATCGGGCTACATCGGCGCCGGTCGCGCGCTGCTGGTCGGTGCTGGCAGCTACGGGCAGGGGCGCAATACGAACTATGCCCCGGTTGCCACCGCAACACCGCGACTGGTGGGGGGCTGACATGCCGTCGATTCCGCAATACCGCCAGCAGACATTACCGCAATCCGGGGGCATGCCGCGCGCTTCGGCGGTGCCTGAGATCGGCATCGGCGGGGCCTTGTCTGATCTTGGCGCAGCCGGCATGCAGGTTGCTTCGCACATGCAGCGCCAGCAGGAGATCGACGCCGAACGCCAACGAGTCGCGCTTGAAAAGCAGCAGCGCGAGGATGCCCATGTCGAGGCCGCCAAGGTATTGTCCGATGCGCGCCTGACCTGGACAGAGCAACTGCTGAAGGCCAAGGAAACCGCTCCGCCGGGTGCTGCAGGCCTGACGCCTGGCGTCCTGAAGCAATTCGACGAGTACAGCAAGCAGGCACTGGCCGACCGTCCGAATCCCTACACCCAGAAGCTGCTGAACGAGGGATTGACCAGTCTGCGGACACAGATCGGGCAGGACGCGCTGCAGTTTGAGGCGGGTGCCCGTATCGACAACCGGGTCAACACGTTGGAAGCCGGCATCAACAAGACCGCGCAGGCGGTGCTTGCTGTTCCTGCGCAGCGCATGGCCGCACTGGCCGAACAGATGGCGCTGATCGACGGCATGGAGATCCCGCCGAAGCAGAAGGAGGCGATGAAGGAACGCGCGCTGCAGACCATCGATACGGCGGGCCTGAATGGCGAGATCGGCGCCGCGCGCAAATCGACCAAGGCGCTCGACGCAGTGCTCGACCGCATGCAGAAGGGCGAATTCCCCGGCGTACCGGCGAACAGCCTGGCCGCTGCCGAGGCTCGAATCGGGAACTTCAAGAACACGCTGATCGTGCAGTCCGAAGCTGCCGAGCGTCGCCGGCTGGCCGGGCTTGACCAGATGGAACGCCGGCTGTCGTGGTACGTCGAGAACGGGCGCGACATCCCGCCGCAGGAATTCGCCAGCTTTGCCAAGAGCGCCAAGGGCACGGTCTACGAGGGCGCGGTCGCCGGCATCGTTGCGGAACAGAAGGCAGTCTCTGCGCTTTCCCTGCTGCCGCCCAACAAGATGGTCGCACAAGTTAACGAATTGGCCGCAAGCTATGGCGCGACGCCGAGCAAAGAGCAGATCGCGCACCTTGGCAAGTTGCAGCGCTACGTCGCGGGGAATATCAAACTGCTGAACGATTCGCCGCTCGCCTATGCCCAGCAGAAGGAGGGGGCCGAGGTCACGCCGCTCGACCTGTCAAAGCCTGAAACATGGGCCGCCACGCTTGGCAGCCGCGTTCCCACGCTTCGAGATGCGGCACAGCGCAACGGCGTATCGCCGAAGGGATTGCTTCCGCAGGAGGCCGCGCAGATCACCGCAGCGCTGGCCAATGCGCCCGAAGGAAAGAAGGCCGAACTGCTGAAGACCATGCGGCAGGGTTTCAGCGACGACCGAATCTTTCGCGCCACGATGCAGCAGATCGCGCCGGATTCTCCGGTTACCGCCTATGCGGGCATGATCGCCACGCGCGAGCGCCCGATGAAGATCCCCGGATTCTTCAGCGACGAGACGTTCACCCCGGGCAGCACCGCGGGCCTGCTGCTGGCCGGCGAGCGCCTGCTGAACCCTGGCAAGGACGCGAAGGGTCAGGACGGCAAGCCGACGTTCCCGATGCCCAAGGATGCCGACATTCGGCTGAAGTTCAACAGCATGGCCGGCGAGGCATTCGCTGGCAACCCGGAGGCGATGCAGATCACCTATCAGGCCACGCGCGCCGCGTATGCCGCCCTGACCGCGCAGAAGGGTGATTACTCCGGGCAGTTGAACGATTCGATGCTGAAGGAAGCCATTCAGCGCGCAACCGGCGGCATTGCTGACATCAACGGCGGCGTGGTGATCAAGCCCTGGGGCATGGATGACTCGACCTTCAAAAGCGAGGCGCAGCGGGAATTCATCAAGGAGGTCAGCCGGGCTGGCGTTCCGATGGTCGGGCAGCAATGGGATCGCATGCGGCTGCAGAACACCAAGGGCGGCTATCTGGTCAAGTCGGGCACTGGCTACCTGCTGGGTAAGGACGGCAACCCGGTACTGCTGCGCGTGAATGATCCGAACGACGCCAGCGGGCTTGCGAACAGGATTCCGAAATGAGCGCCTTCGACCTGGCCGGCGATCACGACAGCGCGAGCCTGATGGATCAGGCGCGGATGAATCCGATTGATCTGAGTCAACCCGCCGGATTCTTCAGCGGCATGGGTCGCGGTGCGGTTACGGGCGTGGGCCGCCTGCTGGCCGATACCCAACGCACGACCGGCCTTGCCCTGGGCGCGGTGGCCGGCAGCTTCGACATGCTGACCGGTGACGCGATCAAGGTGCAGGAAAAGGTGTTCGAGCATATCGTCGCGCCGGCTGACAAGCTCTCCCGCTATCTGGCGCCAAAGCCAGAAGAAATCGGCATGGCCGGCCAACTGCTGCACGGCCTGATCAAGATCGGCGGCGAGGCCGTCGCGTTCGGCGCTCCCGGCGTGCTGGTCAATGAGACGGTCGCTGGAACCATGGACGCACTCGACAAGGGCGTCGACCTGCAGACGGCGGCCAAGGTCGGCGGCGTGCAGGGCGCGGCGATGACAGCCGGGGTAATCGCTCCGATGACGCTGGGCGCGACCGGGCTGGGCGTGAATGTCCTGTACGGCGCCGGCATCAATCTGGCGCAAGGCGTGTTCCAGCGCGGCGCGACCTCGCAGATTTACGAGAACGCCGGCCGGCACGATCTGGCGCTACAGTTCAAGGCGATGGACGGCGAGGCGATGGCGGTCGACGCCATCCTTGGCGCAGCGTTTGCCGGTGGTGGCCGGTTCCTGCAGATTCGTGGCGAGAAGGCCCGCGCCGATGCAGTGGCCGAGTACAAGGCCAAGATTTCCGACATGCTGCGCCCCGAGCAGATCGACGCGGCGCTGACGAAAAATGAACAGATCAAGATGGAGCGCTCTGGCTTCGGCCTGCCGGCTGATCTGGCATCGCGCGATGCCCATGTGACGAACCTGACCGGGGCGATTGATGACCTGATCGAAGGCCGCCCGGTGACGGTACGCCAGCCTGATCTGACTATGATCCCCGACGAAGCCGCGGCGAAGGTGCAGGCCGATGTCGCGGAAGTTCTGCGGCCAGAAGTTGCGCCAATCGCTGCAGTGAAATACGCGGCTGGGCAAAAATACCACGCGAAAATACCAGAAGTGACTACGGTCAAAGTGGCCGAACTCAAACGCATGAACAGCGGTGAAGTCGCCACAGTAGCCAATGATGTTGCGGCGCAAATGAACTTCAGCGAACCAATCAAGGTATCTGTGTTCGCTGATGGAGAAATGCGGATCGTTGACGGACATCACCGCGTTGCTGCAGCGCGACAGCGCGGGATGGAGCGCCTACCTGTCGAACTTCAGGCGATCAACGCAAGGGGTGAAGTTCTGCAGCGCCTGATTGATGATTCAACCTCCACCCCGAAAGTCGGCGTTGACGCCACGGCGGCGAACGATCCGGCGCTTGATCCGTGGAACGAACCCGCCGCGCCGCGCACCTTCGAGCAGCGCATCGCCGACGAGAGTATCCGCGCCGAACTGCTGCGCATGAAGTCGGAAACCGGCTGGGCCGAAGTCGGCGGACGCATGATCCGCCAGCAGGACGCGGGCGGCAACGAGACAATCACGCGCACCGCATGGGTGCCAAATGCCGAATGGTGGCCGGGCCGTCCCAAGGGACTGAAGGAATCTGAGGTGCAGAAGGCCATCGACAAGGCGGTGGCGGGCGAAAAGCTCAAGCCTGCCGAGCGCAAGGTGGTCGAGTACATGGCCGATGTTGCCGAGCAGCGCCAGAAGTCCGCAGCATTCAAGCCGTTCGGTGATGAGCTTGCGGAATCCGGACTTTCATCCCATAATGAACTTGATGTCGCCATGACGGCGCGGGCCGCTGAACTCAACCCCGATGCTGTCGAGGCACTAGCCATCCGCTTCGAGTCCGATGACGCCGGATTCATGCGGGGAGTAAAGGAACTACTCGATGAACACGACCGCCAAACTGCTGCAAGCCGCCAAGAAGGTCAACGCTCGCCGGACGCAGCAGCCGGCCAGCCCGACCCCGGCGCCGGCCAGCAACCAACCGCCCTCCGTCCCGACGCAGTAATTCCGCTGGACGACGCCGACGCGACGACAACCGTCGCCGAAGCGCAGGGCATCATCGCCGATCTGGAAACCGCCGCCCGCGAGCAGGAAACAGGCTTGCGCGCTGCGGTTGCCTGCTTTCTGAGGGCTGCGTGATGCGTACCGAGTGCATAGACGCCGTGACGCAGGCCATCGGCCGCGCGCTCAACGCCAGCGAGTTGAAGAATATCGAGGATCGCGTCAGGTCGGCCATGCCGGCGGCGCGGACGGAATTGCTCAACCAGGGCCAAGCCGTCACCCCGCGCGCCATGATGGAGATGGCCGCCGAGATCGCCAGCAAGGGACTCGAAGCCGATTCCGCCAAGGTCAAGCAACGCATCGCCAACACCATCGCGGCGCATGACCGGGTGCAGAACTACCTGACAACGGCCAAGGCGCGCGGCATCGACAACCTGACGGCGCTCGACCAGCTTGTCGCGTTCGATGCCAAGGCAGCCGGGCGCGTGCTGTCGGTCGAGACACAGGGCAAGGCCATCGCCGACGAGGCCATCGGGCGCCTGGTGCAGACCTTCGAGGCGACGAATCCGAAGTGGTTCGGCATGGTCGAGGACATGGCCGGAATCCGCCTGCTGGTTAAAGAGATGATGGGCGAGAACACCGGACACGCGGAAGCGGCAGCCGGAGCGAAGGCATGGAAGGAAACTACCGAGGCGCTGCGCCTGCGTTTCAACGCTGCCGGCGGCGACATCGGGAAGCTGGAGGATTGGGGCTTGCCGCACCATCATTCACAGTCGAAAGTCTGGAAGGCCGGCGCCGACGCCTGGGTGAAGGACATCATGCCCATGCTGAACCGCGACAAGTACGTCCGGGCCGATGGCACTCTGATGGACGACGCGGAACTCGAAGGCGTGCTGCGCAAGGCATGGGACACGATCAGCAGCAACGGCATGAGCAAGATCGAGCCGGGCAAGACCAAAGGCTCGGCGATGCGCGCCAATTGGGGCAGCGAGTCGCGCCAGATCCATTTCAAGGACGGAGACGCCTGGACGGCCTATCAGGTCAAGTACGGCGAGCAGGGCTTCTACGATGTGATGATGGGCCACGTTCGCGGCATCGCGCACCAGATCGCGTTGGTCGAAACCTTCGGCCCGAACCCGAACCGCAGCTTTGAACTGTTCCGCGATCAGGCGGTACTCGACGCTATCGCTGCGCGCAAGGGAAATCCCGAGCAGATCAGGGAGCAGGCCGGCAAGACAACGCGCCTGTTCAATCATGTGGCCGGACAGGTGCTGCCGGTGGCAAACGAGGGCATGGCACGCGGTTTCGACGATCTGCGGTCATGGCTGGTCGCCTCGCGCCTCGGCTCTGCCGTGATTACCTCGATCACCGACGAGGCGACGATGGCACTGATGGGCCACGTCAACAACCTGCCCGAGATGCAGATTCTTCGCAACGAACTGACCGCGCTGAATCCTGCCAACAAGGCTGACCGCCGGCTGCTGGCGCGCATGGGGCTGGCCGGTGAAGTGATGGCATCGAACCTGGGCCGCTTCGGTCAGGAAGGGCTGGGCGCGTCTTTCGCGTCGAAGATGGCGACGGCGACAATTCGGGCGTCCGGACTGTCGGCCATGACCGCAGCGCGCAAGGCGGCATTCGGCGCGACGATGATGGACAGCATCGGGCATCTGGTGAAGACCTCCGACTTTGCCAAGCTCGACGCGATCGACAATCGCATCCTTCTGTCGAAGGGCGTCACCGAAACCGATTGGGCGGTGTGGAAGCTGGCGAAGCTGGAAAGCTGGCGCGGCAACGACACGATGCTGACGCCGGAGGCGGTGCGGGCGATTCCGGATGCTGATCTGGCGAAGATCGCCGCAGCGAACAACACCACGCCGGCCCGTCTGCGCAACCAGGCCACAACCCGCCTGCTCGGCTCCGTGCTGGAAGAAGTCGACATGGCCGTGATCACGCCGGGGGCGCGCGAGAAACTGCTGACGCACGGCCAGCAGGCTCGCGGCACGCTCGGCGGCGAAATCTGGCGCAGCATTTGGCTCTTCAAGTCCTTCCCGCTGGCGATGATCGAACGCCACGCCTCGCGCGGCTGGGCATGGGGTGGGGAGCAGGGCGGCACGGCAGGCGGCAGGGCGAAGTACCTGATGCCGCTGCTGCTCTCGACGACCCTGCTTGGCGGGCTGGCCGTCGAAATCAACGAACTGCTGGCCGGGCGAGATCCGAAGAATGCGAACCCATGGGACGATCCAAAGAAGGCGGCGAAGTTCTGGGCGCAAGCATTCTTCAAGGGCGGTTCTCTGGGCCTGTATGGCGACTTCATCTACTCCGAGGCCACGCAGCACGGCGGCGGTGGTCTGGCGGCCATGCTGGGGCCGGTGGCGGGGCTTGCCGAGGAAATGATCGGGCTCACGCAAGGCAACCTGATTCAAGCGGCGCAGGGCAAAGACACGAAGATCGGTGCCGAGACGGTCAAGGCGGTCAAGGGCCTGACGCCAGGCGCATCGCTCTGGTACATCAAGGGCGCGGCAGATCATCTGTTTTTCCAGCAGTTGCAGAACGAGCTTTCGCCGGGCTACTTGTCGGCGATGTCGAGTCGCGCGAGGCGGGAATTCAATCAGGAATATTGGTGGGAGCCGGGGCACGCTGCTCCTGAACGCGCCCCGAATTTGTCACGCATCACAGGAGGATAACCATGCTTGAAACCACCGCCAACCGAATCAGCTACACCGGATCGGGAACAACTGGCCCGTTCTCGTTCCCGTACTACTTCCTCGAAGACAACGACCTGACCGTGATCAAGGTGACGATTGCGACCGGCGCCGAATCGACGCTGGCACTGACGACCGATTACACGGTTTCAGGCGCAGGAGAGGCGGCCGGCGGCAGCGTGACACTTGTCGCTTCGCTGTCGTCGGCCTACAAGCTTGTCATTCTGCGCGACCCGGATGTTCTGCAAAGCACGGCCTACCCGCGCAACGATCCATTTCCTTCCGCCACCCATGAGCGCGTCGTCGATAAGCTGACCATGCTTGTCCAGCGGCTGAAGGATCGAATGGATCGATCGGTTCGGCTGTCGGATGGCGACACAAGCGGCATATCGGTTGAGCTGTCCGGCCTGGATGCGGGCGAGGTTGTTCGTGTCAATGCGGCTGGCACGGCGCTTGAGGGAGCACTCCCGGCCGACATGGACTTGGCGCTCGTCTCTGCCTTCGTCGAGACCTTGCTTGATGATGCCGATGCGTCTGCGTTCTTGACGACGCTGGGTGTATCGGCATTCGCCAAGACGCTGCTTGACGATGCGAACGCTGCCGCTGCCCGCATAACTCTACAACTTGAAGCCGTCCGCGCCGACATCGCCTCTGCCACAACGCTCGACCTCGACGCCACGCTGACCCACTCCCTGAACGTCACTGGCACCACACCGACAACGGGGATGACCCTTGCAGACGGAGCCTATCGAATCCTTCGGGCCAATGCTGCTTGGCCCATCACCCACGGCGCATCGTTGATCTGCCCCGGCGCGGCCTCTTACACCTGTGCAGCGGGTGACTTGATCCTCGCCATCGGCGAGCCGGCGGGCGTGGTGCGGCTGGCGATCTGGAAGGCTGACGGCACGGCGGTGGTCGCTTCGGCTGCGTTCGATCCTGCATCCCCCGGCGCGATAGGCGGCACGACCCCTGCCGCGATCACCGCCACGACGCTGACCACGACGGGCGCACAAGATGCGCGGGCCGTGCGTTATGCGGGCGATGCGTCCCGTCATCATGAAGCCGAAATCACCAAGCCGGCCAATATCGGCTCATCTTCCACGCTGGATGTGGCGACCTGCATCCTCAGCGACGACTATGGGGTCGCGCTTTGTACGGTCGAGTTCGCGGCGGTCGGGACCGGCGGTGCGCTCATGGTTTGCAAGGCCGTGCGTCAAGTGGCGATGACAGGCGATTCTCCGGTGTTCACTACGGTCGGCACTGACTTTCTGGTCAATTGCACCATTGCCTTCGCCTACGTCGCCACACACGGCTTCAAGGCCACGATCACCAACACCGCGGCTCAAACCGGCAATGGCTCGATGAAGATGTCCGTGGTCGGCGGCGGCGGCGATGGCGTCGTTGGCGGCATCACTTCTCTGACATAAGGAAAAATCATGGCCGGAAAATGGAAATACACCGATGCATCCTGCGAGGTCGTGACCAGGCAGGTCGACGCCAACACGACCGAATCGCGAGCGGCTTCAGCCCTGCCGCAAGGCACGCCGATCGACGCGCACGATGCTGCGCCCGAGTGGTCGCCGCAACCCTTGCTCACGATCGTAAAGGCCGGTCGTGAGATCGCGCTCAACCGCCTCAATGGTGTTGCGCGACGTGCCGACAAAGCTGGCAATCCGGTGCTATCGGACGCCTGCGATGCTGCAATTGTGGCGCTGCTCAACATCACATCGCTGCCGGCCGTGCTGGCCGCGACGGACGATGCCAGCTTTACCGCTGCTATCGCCCAAGCCTACGGCGCGATTGTGGCCACCGCCGACCCGGAGATCGTCAAGGCGTTTCGGGACATTCAGTCGTGAGATTCGGCGGCGTCATCCTTTTCCTCCTGTTCCTGATACCGACCGTCACGGCGTATGTCCTTCAGCTATTCGGCATCCTCGTCAGTCCGGTGCGATTCAAGGAAGCGATGCGCGCCATCGATCAATTCAACAACGCATTCTGGCTGAACGGCTCTGGCCGCGAGTCCTGCTCGTCTCACGCTTGGCGCGCTCGCGGCGTGTGGTGGGCCGACTTCATCATCTGGCTGACCGACAAACTGCAAGCCGGGCACTGCCGGGAAGCGAACCGGCATGAGCAACCGATTGTCGATTTTATCGAGAGGAACTGACATGCCTGAAAAAGACCCGAGCAATTATTCGATGCTTACTTATGCGTGGGTGATTGCCCTCGCGGGTGTCGGTGGTGCCGTGAGCTTCATGCGAAAGCTGAAAGCAGGAACGGTTCGCGCATTCAACATCACCGAGTTCGTCGGCGAACTGATTACCAGCGGCTTTGCCGGCCTGCTCACCTTCTGGCTATGCGAGGCTGCCGACATCAACAAGCTGCTGTCGGCGGTGTTGATCGGCATCAGCGGTCACATGGGCAGCCGGGCGATTTTCCGCATAGAGAAATGGGCGGAAGACAAATTCGGGAGTGCGAAATGATCATTGCCGCCGACTACTACATGGGCCGGGACGCGAAGTACCCGGCCGAGCTGACCGACGCGATCCGCGGGCACGTAGCCGAACTGCTCGGCCGCGTGAATCTGCTGCTGTCCTGGGCGTATGCCGACAACGTGCGCCCGGCGCTCGACCACACCACCCGCACGCACGTCGCCAGCGGCTGGCGGCCGAAGGCCATCAACGAAGCGACCAGCAACGCCGCCGCGTCGAGCAAACACCTGACCGGCGAGGGCATCGATCTGCGCGACAACGGTACGCGCGATCTGGCGCGGTGGTGTTTGGCAAACGAAGAATCACTGGCCGAGATCGGGTTGTGGATGGAGCGCCCGCAATGGACGCCGACGTGGGTCCATTTGCAGATCGTGCCGCCGAAGTCGCACCGACGCTACTACGTGCCCAGCACCAAGCCGCCACTGTGCGAGCCGCTGCCGGGCGAGGAGGCGCTGGCATGATCCCCAGCCCGATGCTGCTGATGCTGGCGGTGGTGATCGCATTCGTGTTCAATGGCTTTTACTGGAACGCCCACGGAAGCAACGCCGCCGACGTTCGCTGGGCGGCGAAGATTGAAAAGGAACGAGCGGATTCTTTACTTAAAGCCCGCGCCAAGGAAAAGGAGATGCAAGATGGTTTCGATGCTGCCGCAAAAAAACAGGCCGCGCGCCTGGCCGATACTCGCCGCAATCTCGATATTGCTCTTGACGGGCTGCGCGACCGCTCCGAGCGCCCCAGCGGAATGCCCGAAGGTGCCCGCGCTGGCTGTACGGGTGGAACCGGGGCCGAGCTTTCAAGACCGGATGCGGGATTTCTTGCAGGCGAAGCTGCCCGCGCCGACGATATACGAGCCGGCCTCGTCGCCTGTTACGAAGTGATCGATGCGGTGCGCAGGTAGAATGGCTACATGAGATCAACCGCCCGCCACATATTGCCCCGTTTTTGCCCCGTTCTATGGGGCAAAGGTGGCGGAAAGTGTCGCGGCCTGTCGCAAAAACGCTTTATAAATCAGTCGCCCGGGTGGTGAAATTGGTATACACAAGGGACTTAAAATCCCGAGCGTTACCGCGCCAGCGCTAGGTTTGCGGGGTTTTTGCCCCGTTTTTGCCCCGTTCCAGCATATTCTGCCCCATGACCGCCGCGGCGCGTTTCAGGTCGCCGGAGGCCAGGTGTGTGTAGCGGCTGGTAACGGCCAAGTTGGCGTGGCCGAGCAGATCCCGCACGACGGCGAGGTTTGCGCCTGACTGCACCCACCAGCTCGCGGCCGTATGCCGCAGGTCATGCACGCGGACATGCGGCAGGCCAGCGGCCAACCGGGCGCGCTCGAAGTAGGTGCGTAGCGTGTGATAGGTGATGCCCAGCGGCAGGGTGATGTCCTGCATATCGGCCGGCAGGGGCACCAAGCGCGGCTTGTAGGGGGCGACGTCATCAACGACGATGCAGCCATCGAATATCGTGCTGGCGCGCAGTAGCTCACCTTCGCGAAGGCCGGTGCGAGCCAACAGGCGGATCGCCCGGGCGACGACGGCATGCTCGCAATGATCGGCCAGGGTTTCGACCTGGTCGGGCGTCAGATAAACGTGGCGGGCGACTTCTCCGCGCAAGAGTTTGATGCGATTGCCGAGGGGCGCGTCGAGCCAGCCCCATTGGTCGTGAGCCAGATTGGCGATACGGCGCAGGATGGCCAACCGGCGATTGATGGTGGCCGGCGCCAGTTTGTCTTTGATGCCGGCTGCCTTGACGTCTTCGGCAATGCTGACGATGGCGTCAAGCCGCTTCCCGGCGGCATGAGGTTGCAGCAGCCTGACTTTCGACAGCAAGTTGTTGTAGCTGGTGAGCTGGGCCGCTTCGCCTTGCAGCCACCGCACCAGGGCGTCTTCCATGGTGCGCGGGGCGGTTCGCCCCGTCTTTCCGGCGACTACGTCCTGGCGGAGTCGGGCCTCATAGTCGAGGGCGTCCGCTTTTGTAGCAGTCGGGCCAAGGCTGCGCTCGATGCGCTGGCCGCCGATTTGAAGGCGGACATGCCAGCGGTCGCCGCGTTTTCTGACGGGCATGGTCTGGTTTTCTTGATGCGGGACTGCTGAATGTATGCCTGAAGGTCGATTTCGTCAATTCTGACGGCGCCGCGAATCATGACGACCGGAACCCGGCCGTCGGCGATCTCGCGCTCGAGGGTGCGGCGCGAAATGCCTAATTGCAGCGCGACGGCGGGCAGGGTAAGCAGCATCAGTGGTTATATCCCCATGTCACCGTGGCCGTGATGGCGAAAGCGGACATCCAGTAGCAGACGTCGGCCCACTTGCCATGCCACGCCCACCAGCCTGCATTTGCGCAGTACAGCGCGAGGATGACGTAATTGAACATGCGCGGATTTCCAAAAAACCAGTCCATCACGTCGCGACCCGATCCAGCGGGCTGACGACGCCACGCCCGCCTTTGTTGAGGACATGGGTGTAGATCATGGTGGTGGCCACGTCAGAGTGGCCTAGCAGCTCCTGCACGGTGCGGATGTCGTAGCCGGCCTCGAGAAGGTGGGTGGCGAAGCAATGCCGCAGGGTGTGCGGATGGGCTAGTTTGCTGATGCCGGCGGCCTGGGTGGCGGTGCGCACTGCGCGCTGGATGTTGCGCTCGCACCAGTGATGCCGCCGCACGACGCCGGTGCGCGGGTCGGTGCTGTAGGTCGGCGCGGCAAACACATACTGCCACGCCCATTGCGCTCCGGCCTTGGGGTATTTGCGCTCGATGGCATCGGGCAGTTCGACGTCGGCATGTCCGCTGGCCAGATCGATGTCGTGCCAGCGGCGGCGTTCGGCGATGTGTCCGGTGAGTTCGGGCACCAGGGCGTCCGGCAGCATGGTGATGCGGTCCTTGCCGCCCTTGCCTTCGCGGACGATGATCTCGCCGCGGTCCAGATCCACGTCCTTGATCCGCAGTCGCAGCGCTTCCTTGATGCGCATCCCGGTGCCATAGAGCAGGCGGACGATCAGGCCGTTGGTGTCGTGCGGCAGGCGGCGCAGCAGGGCTTGTGTTTCGGTGACGGTGAGCACCACGGGCAGGCGCTTGTTGATCTTCGCGCTGGTGATGCCGTCGAGCCAGGGCAGGGTGACGCCGAGGACTTGCTTGTAGAGGAACAGGATCGCGTGCTTGGCCTGGTTCTGCGTGCTGGCCGACACGTCCAGTTCAGTGGCGAGCGCGGACAGGAAGGCTTCGACTTCGGGCGCGCCCATGTCGGCGGGGTGCCGCCTCTGGTGGAAGTAAATGAAGCGCTTGACCCATCCGATGTAGGTGCGCTCGGTCGCCAGACTGTAGTGCCGCACCTGGATCGCGGCCCGCATGCGGTCGAGCAGCTTGGGCGGCTGCGCGATTGGAGCGGCGACGGGTAATACCGCCACCGGTGTCGCGTTTGGTTTGGTAATGGTCAGCATTGGCGCGGGTCTCCTGGTGGTGTGGTGGAGTTAACCGACATCAAGTGTCGGAGAATTTAAGTTAGGTGTCTTGGGGTATGGCTCTGGCCGGTAGCGCAAACTTGCAAAAATCTCAGCCCTACGCCGCCCCTTGGCGTTGATAAAAACATACCTATGTTTCCTTGGCCTGTCCTGCAAACTGAACCTGTCGCCAAACTCTTTGCGTATCTCGCTCGCGGTGTATTTGTCGGCTAGGGTCTGGCAGTGCTTGCTAATGCCGTCAATCGTCCAGTTCGTGCGCTTCGCGGAAAGCCCTGTGTAAATCCAGTTCGTCGCCTGATACACGATCCCGACATGCCCCTGCTGAATCTCGGCAAACGAAACCACAATCTCTTTCCCTGCCTTACCCACCGTGCGCCCGATCAAGAAACTTTCGCCATTGCGTGGCACGCTGTCGCAAACCCAAAGCCGCGTCAGTTCGGCCACGTTGCAGGCATGTTCCGGGCCTGCTATCCCGCTGCGTAGCGGTGCGCTGCTCGGTGTGCCGTAGCAAACAACGCCCTTCAGTTCCGCACCGAGAAACAAGCCAAACGCCACGCTGCACGGGGCTTTGCGGTGCAGGTAGTGCTCGCGCACAATCACCGCCATCGCTGTCGCGTAGTCAATCTGGCGTATCTGGTAGTTCTCAAGGGCCATCGTCTATCCTTAAAAGTCGGCGCTGGTAGTACGGCACCTAACCCGTCGCTCAACACGGACGCAGGCGATAAAGCCGCCTGCGCCGGTTAGCTAGGCGTTAGAGCGTTTGAGTATCGCCACGTTGCACATGTCCGCCACTTGCGCACAGCACCCCGGCTCAATCCCGCTATCCAGCCGCAGGATGGCAATTTCGCGGCACACCTTGGCGCACGCCTCGCGCTCCACAAGCACCGCCAGCTTCGCGCCGTTCTCCGCAACCGCCTCAACCTGTTTGCGCCCATCGCGTTCTCCGGCCTTGTACGCCGCTTGCAGCGCCCTCAGGATGTTCGAGCGCGTCGGCATGCTGTAGGTCAGCACGTTTGCGCACGCTTCACTTCTTTTCTTCCAGTCTGCAAATCCCATGTCTTTCTCCGTATCAACCGCGCTCTAACCCGTCATTCCACAGGACGCCCCGCGATAAAACTGCTGGTCGCCTGTGAATTCATGCGTTGGCAGGCAAAAGCATGTCGCCCTGCACCGCCGTCTCGCCAGCGCCGACTTTTGCGTCCTCGAACAGCCGTGGCTGTGCGTAGGCTTGCTCTATTCGGCGGCAGGCTATGTCAAAGTATTTTCGCTCGCGCTCGACGCCGGTGAAGTGCAAACCCATCCGGGCGCAGGCCACGCCGGTCGTTCCGCTGCCCATGAATGGGTCGCAAACGGTTTGCGCCTTCGGTGCGAAGCTCAGGCACCATTCCATTACGCGCAGCGGCTTCTGTGTTGGGTGTCCAACACGCTCCGCATTGGTCGCTGCAATCGACTGGTCAATTAAGCGCGAGTTCATGTCCATGCTCGTCCACGCCAGTTCAAAGTCTGCCGCGCTTGGTACGCGGTCGGGTTTTCTCCACGCAAGCCAGCCGCGCGACGGTGGTAGTTGCATGTAATTCCCGCCCCAAACAATCATCAACTTCGCCTTTTCCTGCATCAAGCCAAACAGCCAGGTCGGGGGGGGGGCGTTGTCCCAGTCCATCTTTTCATGCAAGCCGTTCTCTGCTCTAACCGGGTGCGCGGCGTAGCCGATCCCATACGGCGGGTCGGTCAAAATCAAATCAAACTCACCAAGCTGCGGCAGCACTTCGCGGCAGTCGCCGTGCCACAGTTCGCAATTCCCGATTGTCACTTTCTCAGCCATCATCACTCCGTAGTTACCGTTTTGCCTGCCAACCCATCGGTCGTGTGGGCCGCAGCGCGATG